GAATTGACAGAACTGACGATCCTGAGCCCCGCGAAGGCCGAGAAGGTGCTGAAGAAGTACAAGCTCGCGTTGCCTGCGGATCACGTCGTCACTGTCTCATCAGGTAACACGTTGGCAACCGAGGATGATCCTCGCCCAGCGGCGTTGCAGATCGGCGCACAGTTGTCCGCCGCTCTTGGTAAACTCGTCTAAGGAGAACAGTAATGTCCAATCTTACAGCATTCGGTAACGCCAACCTTCCTTCCGTTTCGTCTCTTGCCTCCAGCCTTCGCTCGATCAGCGCGGGGGTTCCTGATGGCGCGGGCTCTGTCATCATCAAGATGGACAAGACCGGCCACTGGGTGTTCGGCGCTGAACAGACCGAGATCGAGGATGATTCGACTTGGGCCATCAATCCGTTCAGCTTTGTCCACGGCTATATCGCTTGGGGCGACGGTGAAGTGCTTGGCGAAAAGATGGTGCCGGTGTCGCAGCCGCTGCCTGAACTGGACGCCGCTCCGGTCGGCGCTAAGCGCGGTTGGGAAGTACAGGTCGGCATGTCGTTGAAGTGCATGTCCGGTGAGGACAAGGACATGGAAGCCCGCTACACCGTCACGTCCGTGGGCGGCAAGAAGGCGGTCCAGCAGCTTGCGCTGACCATCGCCGGTCAGGTTGACAAGGACCAGACCAAGCCTGTCCCAGTCGTGCGCCTCAAGAAAGAGCACTACATCCACAAGAGCTACGGTCGCATCTACACGCCGGTCTTCGACATCGTTGAATGGCTGAGCATGGACGGTGCGGCTGCGGAAACGGACGCGGAAGATGCCGCGCCCGAAGAGGCTCCTGCTGATTCGCGTCGCCGTCGTCGCAGCGCGTAAGGAGGAGTGAAAGCGGGCGCCAGCAGTCCTCCCCCTGCTGGCGCCCGTAAGTATCTTAGACACCCATGACAATTCTCTGGCTTGATTTCGAAACGCGGAGCAAGTGCGACTTGCCTTCGCGGGGCGTGTACAACTACGCCCAAGACCTAAGCACTGAAGTGCTTTGCATGTCTTACGCTTTTGACGATGACGAGGTGACGACTTGGGTTCCAGGTCAGCCTTTCCCCGTCGCCGTCGCCAACCACACCGGTCAGATTCGCGCGCACAACGCTGCGTTCGAGCGTCTAATGTTTTGGTTCGTCCTGTGTCCCGATCAGCGTTTGCGCGAGCCTAAGCTGGAGCAGTTCTACTGCACGGCGGCGCAGGCGCGCGCCAACTGCGCCCCCGGTTCGCTGGAGGACGTTGGCAGGTTTGCTGGTGCGTCCATGAAGAAAGACCATCGCGGTTCGCAATTGATTCGCTTGCTGTCGATCCCGCAGGCGGACGGGTTCTTTCGTCAGGACGCCACGCTGATGGCCGAGATGATCGCGTATTGCGAGCAGGACGTGCGCGCTATGCGGGCGATCAGCAAGGGTATGCGCGATCTGTCGGCGCAGGAACTGGTCGACTACCACGTCAACGAGCGCGTCAATGACCGAGGTGTGCGCGTCGATACGGCGCTGTGCGCCGCTGCGATCCGCTACGCTACTGAAGAACTGGACGAGATTCAGCAGATCGTTCGCGAAGTGACCGGCGGCGATATTACCAGCGTTCGTAGTCCCAAGATGCGTCAGTGGGTGCTGGACCGTGTTGGACCGCCAGCATTGAAGCTGATGACGGTCTTCAAGGATGGCGAGGAAAAATATTCTATCGACAAGTCTGTGCGCGGCAACCTTTTAATTCTGGCTGAGGAAAACCCTGATGAAGTTCCGCCCGATGTCGCTGAGGTCATACAGTGCGCCGACGACTTATGGGCGTCGTCGGTCGCAAAGTTCCAACGAGCTTCTAACCTTGCTGATCGAGACGATGGAAGAGTGCGTGGGGCATTTGTCTTTGCTGGGGGTTCAGCAACGGGACGTGCTTCGAGCTTTGGACTACAAGTCCACAACTTCCCGCGCAAGTGCGCGAAAGAACCTGAATTAGTCCGCGAAGCTATGGTGCGCGGCGACAAGATCGTCCCGCAGTACGGCAAGCGCGTCACGGATGTGCTAAAGCAGATGCTACGCCCGGCGTTGTTGGCCGAGCCTGGCAACACGCTTGTGGTGGCTGACTGGTCTTCGATTGAAGCGCGCGTCAACCCGTGGTTGTCCGGCAAGGGCGAAGATAAGCTGGACATATTCCGCGAAGGCGGCGACGTTTACAAGGTGAACGCATCAGCAACATTCCGCGTTCCTGTAGCCGAAGTGACGGGCGATCAGCGCCAAGTCGGCAAGGTGCAGGAACTTGCGTGCGGTTTTGCGGGCGGCGTTGGCGCGTTTGCGGCGATGGGTCGGATCTACGGCCTGTTACTGCCTGAGTCTGAAGCCAAGCGCATGGTCGATGGTTGGCGTCGGGCCAACCCGTGGGCGATGCCGTTCTGGGAAAGTCTGGAGCGGTGCTACACCGCCGCGATGCGTCACAAGGGCAAAGAGTTCACCGCTGGGCGGATAACTTACATGTTCGACGGCGTCCATCTCTGGTACGCTCTGCCGTCGGGTCGCATCCTGTGCTACCCGTACGCCAAGCTGGAGGAAGAAGGCGTCACCTACGCTAAGGCGGCATGGAAGCCTTCTGCTGACGCCAAGGAATGGCCCAGGGCGCGCTTGTGGCGCGGTCTGGCTTGCGAGAACGTAACGCAGGCGACGGCCAACGATGTGCTACGGTACGCTTTGCGTTCGCTGGATGCGGAAGGGTTCGAACCCGTCCTGCACGTCCACGACGAAATCGTGCTGGAGACAACGGACCCTGAAGCCGCCAAAGAGGCTATGCAGCGCGTCATGTGTACGCCGCCTGCATGGGCTGCGGGTCTGCCGCTGGGGATCGAGACGACGACGATGACACGCTATGGGAAGGGGTAGGTCATGCAAGAACAAGAATTTATCGACTACATCGTAGGGCTGGCGCCCGCAGGCGAGACGGCGCTGCTGGTGCGCCAGAAGCCCGTCATGCGCGATGGGGAGCAACAGACGTTTCTGGACGGTTCGCTGAAGTATACGTGGCCCGCGTTCCTGCCGACCAAGCGCCGCGCGGACGGCGAGGCGTGGTATCTTAACACCGGCTCGTTCATGGCCGCGCGGTTCATTGACGGCAAACCCAGCGCCAGCGCCGCCAACTGCGATTACGTCCTTGCCATGATGCTGGACGACATCGGCACCAAATCGAAGATCCCGCCCCTGCCGCCGACATGGATCATGGAGACCAGCGAAGGATCGTTCCAGTGGGGCTACGGTTTTAGCGATCAACCATCAAAGGGCGAGTTCAGCGCGGCCATCACCGCCATTGCTATCGCTGGCTACACGGACCCCGGCGCAACCAACGCAGTACGTAACTTCCGCATTCCTGGATCAGTCAACCTGAAGCCGGGACGCAAGGCGTTTGCTGCGCGTCTGGTCGAGTTCCATCCTGACCGTGAATACACGCTGCCGGAGATCTGCAAGGCGCTAGACGTGACGCCAGCGGAGGCCGACACCGCCCGCAACCTGTCGTTCAAGCTGCGCGACACTGGCATGGATACGGTGCTGGAATGGCTCAACGACAAGGGGCTGGTGCTGTCCAACGTCAACGCTGAAGGCTGGATGGGCATCGTGTGCCCTAACAACGCCATGCACTCAGACGGTCAGATCGGAGCCCGCTACAAGCCGCTGGACCGTTCGTTCTGCTGCTACCACGGCCATTGCGACGGGTTCGACACGCGTTCGTTCTTGGGTTGGGTGCATGAAAACGGCGGTCCTCGCGTCTCGCCCGGCCTGCGCGACGAGTTGCTGGCCGAGCATATGCAGGCGACGCTGTCCAAGCTGTCGCCCACAGAGGCGTTCCCTGACGAAGCTGCGAAGGTCATTGAAGAAGTTGAACGCAAGGAGGTCGGGCGCGTTGACAAGGCGGGCTGGTATGAACGATTCGCCTACATTATCGAAGACGACGCTTACTTTGACATGGACGCCCGCACGGAACTGAGCCGTGGTTCGTTCAACGCCATCTTTCGTCACGTCAATTGCAAGTCGATCCACATCACCGGCAAGACGGGTCGTCGGATCGAAGCCAGCGTCTGCTATGACGAGAACCGCAGCGCCGCCAACGCGCGTCTGCTGCGCGGGATCACCTACGCTGCGGGCGATGGCGTGCTGGTGGCGCGTGATGGCGACGTGTACGGCAACCGCTGGCGCGATGCGCGCCCGGATTTGACCGGCGTCGCGGCTGGTGACGTGTCGCGCTGGGTCAATCATTGCCGGGCGCTGGTGCCGGATGAAAAAGAGCTAGAGCATTGTTTCGACGTGATGGCGTTCAAGCTTCAGAACCCCCGCGTCAAGATCAACCATGCGGTTCTGCACGGCGGCGACGAAGGGTCGGGCAAGGACACCATGTGGGCGCCCTTCATCTGGTCTGTGTGCGGGCCAGGTCTCAAGAACCGGGGTCTGGTCGACAACGACGGGCTGACGTCCCAGTGGGGCTACGCGCTGGAGTCGGAGATCATGATCCTGAACGAGTTGAAGGAGCCTGAAGCCAAGGAGCGCCGGGCGCTTGCCAACAAGCTGAAGCCGATCATCGCTGCCCCGCCCGAGACGCTGCCGATCAATCGCAAGGGTCTGCACCCCTACGACATGGTCAATCGCATGATGGTGCTGGCGTTCACGAACGATCCGGTCCCGATCAGCATCTCGTCTGGCGATCGCCGTTGGTTCTGCATCTGGTCCGCCGCCGGGCGCATGGATCCCAGCGCAGCGCAGGACATGTGGGCGTGGTATCGCGCGGGCGGGTTTGAGACCATCGCCCGGTGGCTGGCTGACCGCGACGTGTCCAAGTTCAATCCGTCGGCGCCGCCGATGTGGACGGACTTCAAGGAGAACCTGATCGAGAACGGCATGAGCCTGGCCGAGTCGTTCATTGTCGAACAGATTCGTTCGCGCACAGGTGAGTTCAAGCGCGGTATCGTTGCGACGCCCTTCTATGGCATCTGCGATCGTTTGGCTGCTATCGCCCCCGCCAACGCCAAGGTGCCACAGGCGGCGCTCCTGCACGCCCTTAAAGAGGCGGGCTGGATCGACCGTGGCCGCGTCGCGTCCGTGGAGCATCCCAGCCGTCGCCATGTGTTCGTCGCGCCTGATCTTGCCCGTGAGCGCAAGTCAACGTTGCGTAACATGCTGGAGACCGGCATGGGCGCGGGCGAGAGCGGTAACGTGGTGGGCTTCCCCGGCAAGAAAGCCTGACAGAGTTTCTTAAACGAAAGACCCCCGGTAGCGTTAGCTGCCGGGGGCAAGTGGGCGTGTCGGACAAACACTAGGACTAGACCATCAAGCCACCGGCTTGATGCGCCGGGGCGGACGCCCCAACGATCCGGCTCCTACCGGATAGGTTTAGCGGCCATCGCCGCATATTCATCATCTTCGCGCAGGCCGTGCGTCGCCGCAGACCATGCGTCTTCAATCTCGCTAGGCGGCAGATCTTCGATCACGCGCAGCGTCGCCCGCAGGTTTTCAACCCTGCACTCCAGCGTCTCGATTCGTTCGTCAATCGTGTCAGCATGGATGTGAATATCAATTCCTAGAATGGTAAGCAGTTCGTCAATTTGGCGCTCCATTTCTTCATGGAACAAGGCTTGCTTGCGCCCTTCGCAGTAGTAGGCGAGCAGCGCCGCCTCATGGATCGCCTTAGCACCAATTTGAATGCGTACGTAGGTAACGGCGTCATGTTTTGTATTGACCATTAATCTAAACGGCATGTCATGCTCCCCTAGTTGACGGTGAACCATCGCACGTCAGCGCGATGGCGTAAAGGTTTATTTAGCATCTACCAGAATTTGATCTTTTTAATTTTCACTTTTTTCGTTCGTCCTGTCTTTCTGCGCCCGACTGGACGCGAGGCGGCGCGTTCGTCGCCCCGATCTCGCGCTCGGATAATCGAATTGCAGATGGTCCCGCGATGGAGCCCAAGGCGGTCGGCGATGACCGCCGCCGTGTCGCCTGCCGCCCACAAATCCAAGATGGCGTTGTGGTCATTGCTCATCTTTCCCCTCCAGTGCTTTGCGAGCTATCTCAGTTGCTTTGTGACGCGCTTCTTCGTGGTCTGGCGTTGCGATCCATGCGATCTCCCGCAGCGCCGTTTCCAGCCTTTCAATACGATCGGCAGCTTCGGTTCGCTCTTTTTCGTATTGCTCAATTAGAAGCTGACCTGACCACATTTGCAAGGTTGCGCGGGTCACACGCAGTCGCTTCACAAGATCATCGCTCATTGCGCCTTCTCCATCAGATGCTTCTTAGCAGCCCACAGCTTGGCGACGCGCGCGGCGCCGCCCTTCTTGCCGGCTTCAACGGCCTTGGCGCGGTCGCTGAACGTCCTAGCCGATGCCGGGCACGCCTTGCCGCCCATGCTGGCGATCTCACGCTGGCGGCTCTGTTTCATAATGGCGAAGCCGATCTCTTTTTTTTCCATCATGGCCGGTTCCCCGTCAGGAACGCAGGCGCGTCCAGCGGCTCATCATCGGCGCGCGCCGGCATGGACGTCTGCGCCTTGTGCGTCGCCTGAGCGGCGATCAGGTCGCGGACGACCAGTTCAAAGTAGCCCGCGCCGTCTTGCCAATGGTCGGCGAATGACGGGTCGCCGCACAGGATGCGCGCGACTTTGTCAGCAATGACTTCAAGCGACTGCGCTTGCGACACGTCTAGCCGATCCCAGTTGCGCGACGATCGCATGAGTTGCTTCATCGCCTGCGCGTAGCCGGCGACCTCGCGAAACTGGCCGTGGGTCTGCTCTCGTTCGTTCAGAATGTCTTGCGTGTTCATTTTGAAACCCCATATGTTACATGACGGGCCATGTTGCCGACGTAGCGTTCGACGGATTTTTCTTCGCAATTTTCATCGCAAACATTAGCTATTACCCACATAAACGCTTCTAGTTTTGCTAAGCGCGCGGCGGCGGCTTGCGTCAATTCTTCTGCGCCGCCGGTGTACTCTTGCAATTTTACTATAAGATCTTGGCTCATCAGATCGTTGCTCATTTGCTTTCCTTTCGTTTGTTGTGCTTTTTTATGCTGAAGATCACGGTCGTATGATCGCGCCCGCCGCATAGGCGACCGATCTCTGGGTAGGACCATCCCCGTTCGCGCAGGGCGGTGTAGATCTCCGCCCGCACCTTGATGTGCGGCGTGTG